TCAGAGTAATTCGGCGAGCTTCAGCGCGGGCGAGGAAGCATAGGTCCCTGCCTGCCGGACCCAGAGGGGGGCCGGTCCGTGAAGCGTGCGCAATTGGTGGCGATCGTGCGAAGTGAGAACGTACCGCGCGCCGGTGACCGACCACGTGACGTGAGGCGCTTCGACTGCGCCGTAGCCGACGATATATGTCTCGCGCTCTTCGACGAGTGGCGTCTCGCCCGCGTCGCTCCAGCGCCACTGACCTCTGGCCCTGCGGACCCAGCTCAATTCCCAGCTATCGTCGGCAAGCATGCGGCGCTTGGCAGCTACGGGCATTGGCGGACGACGAGACAGGCCCACATTGGCAAGCGCTTCATGGACGGGTTCGGCATCTCCAAGCCCGATTGCTGCGATCCGCGTCGAAGCTTCGGATGGAACGAAGTCCGGATCGAGGGATGTGAGTCGATCGTCGAGAAGCACGCAGGTTTCGCCGGCACCGTGCCCGGCCATTGCTTCAGGCTCCGTCCCCGCGCGCCCTCGAAGTAACCCTGTGACCCTCCAACGACCTGCATCCCTCGCCTCCGCGTACATGAATTGGAGGATCTCGGCTCCAACGAGCAAACGATTGGCCCCGTTGGCGAGACCTGCCATGTCGGTGCTTGCAAGCGCGAGATCCGGGCCTGCCAGGGCAAGTTCGATGCTCGCATCGGTTTCCAAAAAGAGGCCGGGCGATGGCTCAATCGGTTCGGCGAGGGTGCCGATGATCGCTCTGCGTTTCCGCGCCGGACCAAGATCGACGAGCGTTCCAACCTGTTCGGAGTATAGGGTAGCACCACGCCAGCCGCGACTTTTTGCCGATGCGGCAGCGAAGATGATCGGCTTCGCCGGATCGTTTGTATCTCCGGGGGGCACTTCGAAGGCCTTGAGGAGCGTTGGAGGCACAGCGATGTCCGCCGGCGTGTTCGCATCACCGCCATCACCCGCGACGGTAGGACCATTCTCCGGCGAGAGCCGCACAAGAGTGTATTCGATACCGCGATCGAACCATTCCCGGCTCGTGATGCGCCAGTATCCCGTTGTTTGCGGGGCCCTTACCACATCGCCAGGACCGATATTCGGATCGAGTTCTCCCGTGCGCCAGGTCAGCGTTTCGCCCTGCCAGCGAGCGCGCTGTGCGTTTGCATTGGCGAGGCGCCGCGCCCCGTCCGCGTTCATCGCGGCCGGTAGGTCGATCATTCTCTCTCGTCCGCCCGGACGTATGCCCAAGGCGCGCTGTACACCCGGCTGATAATCGCGCTGTTCGTCGTAATAGCGCAGGGCAAGCGGCTCACGCTCACGATCGTTGCTGCGGCGCGAATGGCGAAGTCTTTTACCGCCTTCGTCCCCCCAGCCCAGGCGCTCGGAAAGAATTGGTACCGTTGCCGGCATCGACGTGCGCGATGTCAGGGCGAGGCGTCCGTCCCTGACAATACAAGTCAGAGGAACCACCCGATCAATGGTACTTAGCGAGGCGGCGATCGGCCCACCTTCGTCGGAAAAGCCCCGAGTGTCCGGCAAATGCGCGTCGTACGCTCCATTTTCGCTGCCCGGCACGAGATCGCGAAGCGAAACCCGAGCATCTTCAGGCGAGAAGATTTCAAAGGTGAGGGCAGGAATCCGGTTGCCGAATTCCCCGAGCTGCAAGTCTTCGAAGACCACATACGCACAATCGCGGAAGCCGGGAGCATGAACTCCGCGATCGGCCGCGATCAGCGGATCGATCGGATCGTCGCCAAAGCCGCGATAGAAGCGCATCTCGCCAGGAACCTTAAGATCTCCCTCGCTGCCGCGCAGCAGATTGCCGTCCGCCCAGATTCGACCGATCCGGGCTATCGGTGTGCTGGAAAGTGCGACCGCGAAGGATGCGGAATAGGAATAGGTTGTGGCCGATGGCCGTCCTTTCCCGCCGCCTTCCTTCGTCGTGTTTTCGACAAGATCGGTCGACCAGACCACCGTTCCCGCGCTGCGCATCCGACCGAGGATCCGGGGAATCGGCTGGCCATAGCTCGACGTGGTCACCGAGAGTTCCTTCACCCGCGGACCCTCGCGCGAGCCCCCGCCCGCGATCGCAAGATCGGCTTGGCGGCCCACGAATGCACCCAGGGCGCCCCCCAGCGGTCCGCCGATAGCGGTTCCAACAGCGGTCAGTACAAGCGTAGCCATGCGACTAGTCTCCAGTTCGTTGTGGCAGCCGCCAATGACCCGAAGCCACAGGCGTAAGCGTCATGGGTTGGCGAACGACCCGGCGTAGACCCGCATGGGCGTGGATCGCGGTGGCACGTCCGGAGGAAATGGCGAGGTGGAACTGGCCGGGCGACGGACTGGTCAGAAAAACGTCGCCGGGTCGCACCGTACCATGCGTCGAAGTCAGCCCCGACAGGCCGGCGTGGGCGAACCATCGTCTCGGGTCTGCATTGCGTAGCGCATAGCCTTCCGGAGCTCGAGGCTTGAACCCGATGGCCAGAAGGCTCGCGTAGACGAGCCCGACGCAGTCGAGACCGGTGCGCGGATCTCGACCGTGCAGGCGAAAAGGCGCTCCCACAAACTGTTCAGCAGCGTGGGCAAGGCGCTCGCCTTCGTTCCCGAGCTTCATCAACCCTGACCGTAGCGGGCCAGCAGATCGTTTCCGGGCAGGAACGGTTCGGCCCGGAAATTGATCGCGTTATCGAACCGCGAGGAGCACGTCGCGATCGTTCGGTCGCAACCTTCGAGCAGTTCGGCAGGCGTTCCCGGAAGCAATTCCGAGGACAATGGCCTGTCCAGAGCGAGCCAGTTATCTTCCGCTCCGACAACGCCAAAGACGGTGCCGGTCTGCGGTCCATCGAGGAAACGCACGCGGCCGTCGACAAACAGATTCGCGTCCAGCTTGCCGAACCTGACCCGGTTGAAATCAAGATCGACCGCTCCGAGCGAGGCGCGATAAGTATGACGTGCGGGCGAGAGATTGCACCCGCTCCCGCAGAATTGGGCTCGGCAGGTCGGGCTGGTGCGCGGCACGAGATCCTGCTCGAGCGCCGACTTGGCAGAGCGCAGCGCGGCCGAGAAGGCATGTCCATCCGTTTCTATCTCGCCAAGGGTGCCGGAATACAAAGCGTGCGCCTCCAACTTCTCCCAATCGACGATACCGACCTCGATCGAAGCCTCGTCGAAAAGACCTGCCGAAAGCTCTTCGGCGCTGATCGAATCGTGGCTCAGCGCACCTTCGACGCCGGCGCTGTCTTCGTTCAGGTCGGACGTCGTGCGGATGGCGGCAGGAACCATGCCCGGGGCGGCGCGATGCATCATACCTCCAAAGGCGAGGGAGCGGTCGTGGCTGGTGAAGCCCAACGCTATCCCGTCACGCCGCCAGATGCGCCAGTAGGTCGCTGCTGTCTCCAGTTCGGAACGGAAATAGACCCGCATCACGCGCCTCCGCGCAGTTCGATAAGCGGGATGCTGGGCGCTTCCCCAGCTGCGAAATTGACGCCGGAAATATCGATACGGTCCTCGGCGAAGCGGACCGGCACGTCGAACAGAAAGCCTGCACACACGTCCGCTCCCGCCTCCGGCGCCTGCGCCAGACGCACCATCCCGTTGTCTCCCAACGACCAGTCGAGTACCGGGATGCCCGCGACGCTGACCAGCAGCGTTTCGGGGCGGGGGCGGAGGATATTGCGGCTTTGCGGGTCGCTTGGATCCCCGTAATTCTTCACGAGCTGGAAATCGGCCCTCTGCCCGTCGCCGGTTCCGATCAGCTGGTCGGACATCGTCGGAGTCCCGGTCATTCCGTTAGAGGAATGATCGAACGGGTCGCAGATGCGAAAGCCGCGCGCCGCGCCCCGCCGGGCGCGGAAGAAGGCGATGAGTTCGGACAATTCGCTTTCGGAGCGGATGCCCGGCCCGACATCGAAGTGGACACGCGCATCCGACCACAGGGCGTTGCGCCGCTCATGGCCCGATGCCGTCACCGAAACAGAGGTCGAGAATTCGGGCGCGACGGCGGTGTTGCGACCGAGTGCGAAAGGGTAGAGCACGTCGTCGAAGGCTTGCATGGGAACCTCTTGGGTAGATGGCATTCGCGTGTATCCGTCACGCGCGATCTGCGGCAGCGCCCAGACGTAACGCCGGGTGACGCCGCGCCGGGCGGCTTCGTCCAGCCCGGAATCGATCCGGGTCCAGAACGGCTCGGCTTCAGCGGGGTCGAGTACGAACCCGGACAGGTAATCCTGCTCCTCGATCGGATAGCCGAGCCGTGCATCGACAAAGGCGTAGGCCGCGCGGCGGAGGGCGTCGGCGCCAGCCGTCAGCCAGTCGTAATCTTCAACCTGCAATCGATCGAATGCCGGACGTGCCCAGCCGGCCGGCAGGTTGGCGCGGTAGAGTTCGGGTGTCCGGGGCGAAAGAATGGTCGGCGTGAACGCGAGCAGCAGAACCTGTGCCTCGCTCGAAGCCGCAGCGCGAATGGCCGCAGTGAGGTGCGCGGTCGATTGCGCCAGAAGCGCCCCGGCCTGGTCCAGCAATTCGGTTTCATCGGGCGTCAGCGGTTCGCGCATGTCGGCGATGACGGGCGGCGAAACTCCGAATAGATCGCGGGCGGCCTCGTCGTACAGACAGATCCCGCCATCCTGTGTGGTCCACCACCATGGTTCGCCGATCTGGAACCGGACCGGCTGGCCTGCCCCTTCGAGCAGATTGACGAACCGTCCGGCACTTTTCTGCAGCCAGTCCATGGCTTGGCGGTTGGCTGGCGACAGCAATGTCGAAGGCGGAACCCAACCGGTAAGGGCCGGCGCTCCGGATGACGTGCGCTGTTTCCACTCCTTAGGACAATAAGCGTCGAACAGTTCGTAGGAGATCGAAGCGATGACCTCGAAATCGTTCGCCGCTGCCTGCGCGAAAAAGCTGCGGTGCCATTCCATCGCCGGCCGCGCGAGCTCGCCTTGCGGATCGACGAGGAGATCGTCGTCCTGCCGCGCAAGCCGCATGAAATGGCTCATGCCGACATAATGGACGATGTCCTCGCGATAGCCGAGCCCCAGGATCGCGCGTATCAGCCTCGCCGGGGTCTGGTTGTAACCATCGTCGTAGGCGGTCGCCATTCGCTCGCCGTGGATCGGCATGCGCACATCGCCGATATCCAGCATCGCGCCGCGCCCGTCTGCGGAAATGCGCGATATCGTGACCCGGCCATTGAACCGTTCTGGCAAGGGCTTCGTGCTGCCAGCGATATAACCGGGCGCGACCAGCGAGATGAACATGCGGTCGATATCGGCTGCGTTAATCGGCGTGCCCGGTAGCGAAAAACCGCTTTCGAGCTGCGAGAATGGCAGCACGATCTCGGCGTCGGTCGGCGATCCCGTGGCGTAGTTCCACAGACGGACATACCAGCTTTGCGGATTTCCGGCGGTATCACGCCCCTCGATCGTCAGGGTCGGACCGTTCACCTCGTCGAGCGGGATCACACCCTCCGACTGCCAGCGGAAGCGGAGGGTCGTATGCGAATAATCCCGGCTCGTTTCGTAGGCGAGCAGAGGGTGGTCGAGACTGTCGACGCTATCCCAGATCAGTCCGACGAGTTCGCCTTCGTGATGCAGTTCGACATCGACCTGCAACGCGTCGGCACGGATGCTTACGACGGAAGCGGTGGCGGGCCTGGGAAAGTTGACGGTCCAGAAACGCGGATCGAAGCGTTGGATGAAGCTCGATTCCTGATTGCGTCGTTCGCGTGCTAGCCAGAAGGCCATGCCTCAACCCTCCTGCAGTGCGCGGCGGACGGCGCTGGCAACCTGGCGCGAAGACCGTTGCATCGCCGTGGGAGCGGCGGTGCCGCGCGGTGCCGCCAGCTGGATCGCAACCCGAACATCGCGCGCGCCCCCGGTCTGCGAAAAATCACTTGCTACCTTGCCGGAACTCGTCGGCACGAACAGTTCGGGGCCATTTTCGCCAACGATATAGCCTCGGCCCGGGGAAACGGGCCCGCCGGTTGCGCGGCCCGGCAGGCCCAGCAGAGTCCCGAGCGATCCCCCGATCAGGCTGCCCAGGCCCCCACCCGCGCTCCCGCCATTTCCGAACAGCGAGGAAATGCCCGATTTGAGCGCATGCGAGGCGATCGCGTCCAGCGCGCCGAAAGCGGCCTGCTTCAGATCATCGAACCCGAGGCTACCGCGCTTAAGCGCAGACAGGAGACCGCGTTCGAGCACGCTTCCCGCTCTGTCGAACCCGTCGAGTAGAGAGCTGTCGAGCTTGCCGCGCATGCGATCCACATCGGCGGCGAACCCTTCTGTCGAGGCACGCACGTCGATCACGAGGTTTTCGAATTCGTCATTCATTGGCATCGCGCTCCATCATTCGGGCGATCAGGACGCGGTCCGGGCCGGAAGCAGATTGGTCTTCCGGTTCGCGGATCGCATTGGATAATTCGGCTGGGGTCGCGGACCAGAACTCCGTTGGCCTCCATCCGAGCAATCGCGCGGCGAGCGTGCCGCATCGCAGTGCGGCATCCGCGAACCGGGCGGTTTTTCGAGGCGTCACGGCTGGCCTTGCAGAACCTGCGTCAGGATCGTGCGAACCGGGCGGGTGGCAGCGACCAGTCCCATCCGCATCACCGCATCGCCCACTTCCTGCCGCGAGGGACGGGGCTGGGCGTCCATGCAGTGAAACAGCAGTGCCGCGATCTCGGCGACGGTAATCGCCCCCTGCGACGCGCGTTCGACCAGGGCGAAGAGCGATCCCAGCTCCTCCTCGGCGGCGACCAGGTTCTCGAAGCTGGGTCGCAGGCGCATGTCGGCATCGCCGATCCGCACCAGCGCCTCGCCCCGATGGATATTGGCATGTTGGTTCGTACGCGGATTCATGCGGGCAGCACCGGACCGGAGCTTTCGAGCTGGAGCGTGTAGGTACGCTCCCCGTTGAAGTCGCCCGAATAGTCGAGCCGCTGGACGAGGAACCGGCCGCGCAGGCGCTCGCCATCCTCGAACGACAATTCATAGTCATCGATCGTTCCGGCGAGCGCATGGGCGCGGATCGCCTGCTCCGCCGCGCTGCCTAGGAAAATGCCTGCCGCGCTGACCGACACGGAGCGCGTGCCGGCACCCGAAAGAAGATCACGCCAACCTCCGGACTGCTTGTGTGTAACGACGACGGCATCACCGTTGATCGACATCTGGGTGGTGCGAAGGCCGGCGACCGTCTCGTAGGCGGGTGGGGCGTTGCCGTCCCCGATCTTGAGCAGGAAGGCGGAACCGTTCTGAGCGGGCATGGAATTGTCTCCTTCAGGAATTGAGAGGCGCGAAGAGGCGGACGCGGAATTCGAGCAGGCCCCCTTGCAGGTTGTTCGCACGCGTTTCGCTGCGGCTTCGCAGGAACCGGATCGATGCGAGTTCGAAGTCGGCGTGGAATGGTGGCAGGTTGCGAATGCGGGTCTCGATCCGGCCGAGCAGGCCGCTATCGGCCGCGGGATTGTCGGTCCGGCTTTCGAGTTCGAAGGCGATGCGCACTTCGCGCCCCTGCCGGTCCTTCGTTCCCCAGTCGCGGGAGGCGCTGGCCGCGATGCCGAGCCACGGTGTGCTGGCTGCCACCGGGGTTTCCTCCTCGATCGCATTGATGTCCGCAAGCGCGGGATCGGCGCGCAGCCACTCGATCAAGGCGGCGCGTAGAGCGTTTTCCATGGCTTCAATCCTGTTCGAAATCGGGCCAGAGCGCGGCAGCCGATCGCCATGAGGCGTCGATCCGGCGTGCCGCTTGCGCGATGCGGTGCTCATGGTGCGCTGCGATGGCGCGAGCCCGGCGTTCGAGACGCGTGACCAGCCTCGCACCGGAGGCGTGCGCGGAAATCATGCTAGCCTCACAATGCGCCAGGGCCGCCACAGCGCGATGACGCTTGCGGGCGGTGCGTTGTCCGCCGCGGCAGCGCCGGACCGGTCGCGCTCGCGATATTCGAACGCTGCGAGCCGGATCACACCCTGCTTCAGGGGGGCGGGCAAGGTTCCCCAGCCATCGGCCAAACCGGCTTCGAACCGCGCGGTGACGCCCCGGCCCGTGAACCTGCGCGGCAGCTCGATGCGTGCCGATCCATCAGATTCGATCGCGAACTCGTAATCGTCCGGTTCCAGCGGTTTGCGCGATCCGTCGGCGGCAACGAGATCGACTGCAAGAAACGCGCGCACCGGGCGGGATGAAAGCGCGTGCGAACCGGCGCAGACTGGAACCGCTTCCTCAACGATTTGCGAAAGGGGAGCCTGCCCCGTGAAGCCTTCACACGCTTCGATCCCCGCGCGAAGCAGGCTTTCGAGCAGGGCGTCTTCGTTCGGCCGGCTGATGGCAAGCCAGGTCTTGAGTTCGGCCAGCGCGGTGCTCACGTCCGCTGGCTGCACGAGTGTGCGCCGCATGGCTGTCTCCGTTTCCAGGGGTAAGAAAGATCCCCCGCGCCGCGAGAACGCGCGGCGCGGGGGCGAGTTTGGCAGGGCGAGAAGGGGCCGGACTGCCGAACCGGATCAGGCTTCAATCTTGAGCAGCTTGATTGCGTTCGAATCGAGTACCTGGCCGCCCACGCGCTTGGTCGCGTAGAAGTGGACGAAAGGCTTGTTGGTGAACGGATCGCGCAGCACGCGCGTCGCGCTGTGTTCCGCGATCAGGTATCCATGGCGGAAATTACCGAATGCGATGGGGCAGGTTCCGTTCGCGACATCGGGCATGTCCTCCGCTTCGACCACCGGATAGCCCAGCAGCCGGTCCGGCTGTCCTTCGACCAGGCCGGGCTGCCATAGGAAATTGCCGTCCGCGGTCTTGAGCTTGCGCACAAAGGCCAAAGTCGCCGAATTCATCACGAAGCTCGCGCCTTGGCGATGCCCGGCCTTGAGCGAATGGATAAGGTCGATCAGCTTCGCGTCGGGCGCAGTGCCGAAGCCGTCGGTATCGCCCGAGCCGATATATTGCAGCTGACCGAAGGCGCGGACCCCGTCGGCGGCAGTGCCCTTGGTCGTCTGCAGGAAGCCTTCTGGCTGGTTCGCCCCGGAGCCGTTGACGAAAGCGGCGCCTTCCGCGCGAGCGAATTCGGTCGCAATTTCGCCTGCCAGCCATGTTTCGAGATCGAATGCGGCATCGTCGATCATCGACTGGCTCGCCGCCGGATTGGCGTAGAGTTCGCCCGAGGGCGGCGCGATCTCAGCGAAATTGGGAGTATCCGTGCCGGGACGTTCCGCCGTCTCGCTGACCCAGCCCGACGCCGTGCCGCCGGTGGCGACGAGCTTGCGATAGCCCGAAGAGCCGGTCTGGACGACCTGCGCTATGGCGCGGATCGGGCTGGTTTCGGTGAGCTCGCGGGCGATGATCGCATCGATTTCGCGCGGGACGGCATAGCCGCCATCCGCAGGCGACCCGCCATTGATTGATTTGACCTCCGTTTCGCGGCCGCGGCGCAGATAGCCATCGACGAAGCCTTTGACTTCTTCGCTCTGGCTGCCGGTCGCCTCGCCGATAGCCGGACGCGCGGCGGCGCGGGCGACCTTGTCGAGCCGGGCCTTCACTTCGTCGACATCGCCGCGCAGCGCGGCGATGTCGGCTTCGGCGCGATCGGTGCGGGCAACGAGGTCGAAGCTCTGTTCGAGCGGATCGCCCGTTTGGGTGGAGGGGTTGGGAATGGAAATGTTCATCGAGTGATGTGCCTTTCTGTTTGGCATGAAAAAGGCCGCCCATCTGGACGGCCCGGCGGAGTGGTCGAATGAAAGCAAAAACCGGTCAGGCGATGAGATGAACCCGCGCGCCGTATTGCAGGGGGTGGGTGACAAGACTGATCTCGAACAGGTCGATCGCGGTCAGCTCGCGTCCCCCCGGGGAGCGACGAGCGGCCCTGACAAGGTAGCCGAAGCTGAGGCCGCTAATCTGTCCGGCACGCAGCAGGGCTGCGGCGCGGCTGTTCGTGCGATCGATGCGGGCGACGATCCGCAGTCCGCGATCGTCTTCCGCAACGGTTTCGATCTCGCCGATGCGCCGATCGGGCCGGTGCTGCCATAGCAGCGGCAGCGGATCGACCCGCCCGGCAAGCGTCAGCGTGAAGGCGCCGCGGCGGATCGTGTCGCGCGCGCCATCGGGAACGTCGAACAGACCGGCATAGCCCGCAAGACGCAAAGGGGCGGAGCTCGCGGCAGGCATCACAGGATTTCCCAAACGCCAAGCCGGACGGCGATCCCCACAATCAGGGCTGCCAGTACGGCGCGCACCGCCCATTCGATCAATGCCTTCCAGACGCTCGATTTCGCATCTCGCCAGGCGCGCAGCAATTCTCGCAGCTCGTCGAGATCGTCCTCGGCATTCGCATCGGCAAGGCCAAGCCGGCTGAGCACCCGCTCCGCCGACAGTTCCGAGGCTTCCTCCAGGATCGCGCGCAAGGTCACCAGTTCGGCGCCTTCATGGCTTGCCTGTGCGAGCAGGCTCGCCAGCATGTCTTCGCGTTTCATGACAAGTCCTCCTCTGCCGGTAACCCGAGCATTTCACGCTTCTCCGCACGGCTCAGGAAATCCGCGTCGGAAACTTGCTTCCACAGCCGCTCGCGGTCTTCGGACAGCGCCGTCACGCGGTCGAGGTCGACGGAGATGGTTGCCTGCGCGAACCATGGTGCGAGACTTTCGGCGAGAGCGGAGAAAAGCTTGTCGGCAAGCGGCAGCAGGGTCAGCCGCCACAACGCGCGATTGGCTTCGCGGTAGTTCGAATAGGTGTTGTCCCCTGGCAGGCCGAGCAGCATGGGCGGCACGCCGAAAGCGAGCGCAATCTCGCGCGCCGCGGCGCTTTTCAGCGTCGCGAAGTCCATGTCGGCGGGCGACATCGCCATTGCCTGCCATTTCAGCCCGCCATCGAGCAGCATCGGCCGCCCGGCATTGAGCGCGCCGGAAAACGCGGTTTCGAGCTCGCTCTTCAGCCGCTCGAATTGTTCCCCGGTCAGCCCCGCGCCGTCTCCCGTATCGTATACCAGAGCGCCGGAAGGTCGCGCGGCGTTCTCCAGCAGGCAGCGGTTCCATTCCGATGCGGCGTTATGGATCGCGACCGCCTGCCGCGCCGCCGTGAGCGCGCTGGCACCACGATAATCGTCGAGCGGGTGCATCGCCTTGACCTGAACGATGTTCGGCCACCCGTCCTTGTCCTCTACGGGAATGGTGAGCGTCTTGCCGCCGACCTTGTATTCGTATGCGCTGGGCCACCCGTCCGGACCGGGAATCGCCGCCACGCGCTCGGGTCGCAGCGCGAACAGTTCGATCGGTCTGCCACCCGCATCCTTCACGATCTGGATGTAGCCGTTGCCGTGGAGCAGGACATGCGCGGCGATGGTTTCGACGAGCGACTGGCCCGCGCTCGTCGCATCGATGAGAGCGCGAAGCTTAGGATCGTTGCATGCGATCGGAGCCTGTCCGATCCCTTCCGCGACGATCCGCACCGCGCGCTGGGCGATCGGATTGGTCAGAAAGCCCTCGCGCACCGCGTTCTCGTAGCGATAGGACAGCGGGCCGCCGGCCCCTTCGAAAACGGGCGTCCATCCCATCGCCGCGCCGGGCGATAGGGGTGCGCGCCCGCTCGCGCCCTTGAAGGCGGAAAGCAGCGTATCGAGCATGGCCATGGCAGTTCCTTCTTGTCGTTCGGATTGTCAGATCGAGCGCACGCTCGGCCGGCCCGCGCGGCCCAGCATCAATTCGGTAAGCGCCCAGACCAGCGCGTCGGCCCGGTCGGGACTCTTGCCGGGGCCAGCGTACTGGCCCCCGGTCGTCAGGCCGCACAGCTGGTCTTCGAGCTGCGGGAATGAGCCGCGATGCTTCACCCGGCCCGCCGCATAAAGGGCGGCGACAGGCTCGGCGCGGGCAACCTTGCCGCGACTGGCATGAACCAGTTTCACCGGCAGGTTCGCATCGGCGGCGCGCAGCACGCTCGCCACCATCGCTCCGCCCTGATTGGCTTCGGCAACGACCCGGTCCGCAGCCCAGCCCTGGGCCGCATTTGCGACGGCGCGCGCCCATTCGCCGGGCTGAGCGCGGGCGACCGAGCAATCCGCCAGCACCCGCGCCATCCCGTCCTCGCCGAGCGCGGCGACCACGATCCCGCATTCGTCCCCGTTTGTCGAAGCGGGCGGATCGACCGCGACGATGACGCGGACATGCGCGCAAGGCACGCCGTTTTCACGAGCGCTTTCGATCATCGCCCGTGTCCACAGCGCGCCTTCGATATCGGCGAGCATCTCGCCCGCGATTTCCTGCCGGGCGAGCTGGCTTCCCGCGAATTCGCTTTCGACCGCCTCCAGGAACCGGACCGGCAGATTGCCGGCATTGTCATAAGTCGAACCGCGAGCGATTACGACCGAGCCTTCGTCGATCTGTGCCAGCAGACGCTGCATCAGCGGCACGGCGCGCGGCGTGGTGGTCGCGGCGATGCGCGGGTCCGATCCGAGCCGCAGGCCCATCAGCAGGTTGTTCCAGGTCCGCTCCGCGCGATCCTGCGAGAGAGGCCATTTGCCAATCTCGTCGCACCAGGCATGGCTGTGCTGCGGTCCGCGCAGCGTCTCCGGCTCGGCGGCCGAGTACAAATGCGCCTGCGCCCCGTTGGGCCAGCGCACGCGCCTGAGCGAAGCCTCTAACACTGGCTGGCGTTCGGGCGGCGAGCAGGCAATCAGTCCGCTTTCGCCTTCGACCATCACGGCGCGCGCTTCCGACAGAGAAGAGGAAACAAGCGCGATGCGAGCCTCGCTGTTGGCTTCGGCGACCGAGCGCACCCATTCCGCCCCGGCCCGCGTCTTGCCAAAACCCCGCCCCGCCATGACAAGCCATACGCGCCAGTCGCCGGGCGGCGGCATCTGGGCCGCGCGCGCCAGGATTTCCCAGTGAAACCCGAACTCGCGCAGTTCCTCGTGGTCGAGCGCGGCGACGATACGCTGGCCAGCCTCGTGTCCGACATCGGCGAGCCAATCCAGCCTCCCGCTCATCCGCGCGCGATCCGTTCGCGCTTCTCGCGCTGGATCTGCTGGCGGATCGCCTCGACCTTGCGGTCGATCGAGGCGCGCACTTCGGCGGCGCTGACATTGCGGTGCTGGGCCTGTGCGCGGATGGCGTTTTCGCGGTGCGCGTTGAGCAGTCGGATGGCGTTGGCGAAATCGTATTTTTCGACCGCGGTCTGTTTGCCTTCGCCCGGATCGCCCGCTTGCTGGTCTCCTTCGCGCAGGCGGCGCAGAATTTCCATTTCGAGGTGGGCATACCCTTCCCACAAGGCCGCCAGCCAGGCGCGGGCGAATTCGGGATCCTCGCGCCGCAGCTTATAGGCGCGGCTGGGATTGACCCCGGCGCGCTCGGCGCTCTTGGTGACGTTGGAGCTTTCGGCGAGGAAATCGAGGAAGTGCGTGCGCCAGTGCCGATTGACGCCCTTTTGTTCGCCTTCCTTCAGAACGGGTGCGATTTTCACGCGTTTCGAGCGTCTGGCCAT